AGACGAACACAAAAAAGAATATTTTAAAGCAAAAAATGAAAATACAGGAAATCAAGGTTATCATTTATTTCAATATAATCAATACAAAAACCAAATAACAAAATTAGAAATTTCCTTATAAAAATAAAAATCGCACAGTATTCGTACAGCGTTGACAGCTCGGAAAGACGGCATTTTTTTTTAACAACAAAAAACTTCACACATGAAAACACTTAAAATCTACAACCGCTTAATTATTCAGGCGTACACTTCAAAAGAAATATCTGAAATGCTTTTAAATCTTTACATAGCATTAGCCGATAATGATATGCAAGATATAAAATCTATTATTGAACGCTTTGAGATTACTTATGAAGAAATAGAACAGATTCAGACATTAACAAACAGATTATTAACTTCTGAATGACACCAAAGGATAAGGCGGCCGAACTAATACAGCGTTATAGCTTCGGGCGCTGGGAACAAATGAACAAAACAGAAAAGCTACAAACTATAAATATCTGTTTAATGGTTGCCGATGAATTAGCCGATTGCGTTGTATCGGATTTATTAGTTCATGATTTAACCGATGAAAAAAGCACTGAGGTAGTGCAGTATTATTATGATGTATTAAATGAAATTATCAATTACAAAAACTTTTAACAATGAAAACGACAACAGAATTAGACTACAACGGCTACACCATTACAATAGTAGGCGAATATAACGCACCAGAACGCGGAAGCCGTGACCGATGGGGCGCACCATTAGAACCCGATATTGATGCCTATTTTGATATTATCAGCACTCATATTGGCGATGTAGAATTTGCCGATAACGATGAATTAGCATTTTTTCTACAAACATCTGAATTATACATAGATGAACTTATGCAGGAAGCGTTACAAGAAGCCTACGAAGCTGAATTAGAAGCCTACCACGAAGCGCAAGCCGAAGCATATTACGAAAACCTTAGATGTCAGTACTATGATTAAATATATTATTTTGGCAGCGGTTTTGTTATGTACACTTAACCGCTGCATTGAAATCGAAGAAGAACCAGTACCGAGATTTAACGGTGCCGATACGCTGAAAATAATGATTCACAATGATTCGATAACAAGTATAAAACCTTTGAAAAAATGACACCGAAAGAAAAAGCAGCTGAGTTAGTTGAAAAAATGTATAATTCAGCGCTGTATGTGGCGAGTAAGTATGCTGCCAAACAATGCGCTATAATTGCAGTAGATGAAATCCTTAACGCTCATCTATTCGACTTAGAAGAAAAAAAATATTGGCAACAAGTCAAACAAGAAATTGAAAACCTTTAACCCCACTACAGGTGCACCTGCACGGACCGAAGATAATACATTTTAAAAAATTATAATCATGACTGAAATACAACGCGAACACTATACTTTGCTTCTTAGCTATAATCCTTGCATGATATTTTGGCATTTAGGTGAAATGGAACTGCACGGCTTAAACTATAAAAGCTGCATGCTACACCAAAACACAACCAAAAGCGCTTATATAGCAGGCTGGTGCAACTTTTACCCAGATTCAGATAAGTTCTTTGTGTTTATAAATTTAAGTCGTTGTACAGATGATTTAGAAACTACCTTATTGATTTTTCACGAAATGATACACGCGGCAATGATTGTTTACGATTGGAATTTAGAACATGAAGAACAAATAGTAACCTATGCCGAAAACGAAACGCGCGAAACTTTTAATATAATTAAACAATACTTAACGACATGAGAACAACAATTTTAATTTTTGCAGTAGTTTTATTTACTTCTGCTACATTCCCGGCACTAAAAAAACAGCCGAAAAAAAACCACGTTGAACGCTACATTGACCGCTTTTTAAAAACTGCAAAGCAAGAAGCAAAACTGTATAACATACCTGTAAGTATAACATTAGCACAGGGCATTATAGAATCGAATGCGGGCCGTTCAAGTTTAGCCGTTAAGCATAACAATCATTTCGGCGTAAAGTATCGCGGTAGGGGTAAATATGCGATTTACAAAGACGATACGCCTAAAGATAAATTTCAAGTGTATAAATCTGCGTGGTGGTCATATCGCGACCATTCGAAGCTACTAACCTCACGGCATTATAGACACCTAACAAAACTAAGCAGATTGGATTATAAAGCATGGGCGCACGGTCTTAAAAAATGCGGTTATGCAACCGAAAAAAAATATGCTCAAATACTTATTAGTGTCATTGAAAAATATGACCTTTGGGTTTATGATTTACCGATTTTTTCACGATAAGATAGAAGGCGATGAATGGCTAATAATTCAACACTTACCGATGGGTAATTATAAAGCTATCTGCACGCGTGAAAATCAATATTATAAATTAGGCGATGTAAAAACGTTTTTCTTCGATGACTTTAATATATGGTCAAAAGGAAAACTAAAACCAAATAATCATTCTTTAACAAATTCAAAAAAATACAATGGTAAACCGCGTAACGCTAATCGGTAGGATTGGCAAAGAACCAGAAGTAAAAACATTTGGCGAAAAAACGCTAACTAAGTTTAGTTTTGCAACATCTGAAAGTAGCAAAGACAAAAACGGCGAATGGCAAGAAAAAACACAATGGCATCAAGTTAGCTATTGGAATAATACAAAACTTGAAAAAGGCGATATGCTTTTTATTGAAGGTAAAATAGAATACCGTGAGCATGAAGGCAAATATTATACAGATATAATCGCTTCGTATTGCAGAAAAATAAACGGCGGACCTAAAGCGCAAGCGGTCGAAGTTGAAGTTATTTCACAAAGCAATGATGATAATTTGCCGTTTTAACTTGCAAAAATAAAATAATTATCTTATTTTTTCTCTGTCAGTTCTCATTGGTCTTTTGGTTTGAACCGCCTGTTTTGAAGTTCAGGCGGTTTTTTTTAAAAATAAGATATGTATTTAACATTTGAACAAGCGATGCAGCTAATAAAGCCACAAGGCGCTAAAAATTCAAACTATCATTTGGTTAGAATTAGGCAGCTTATAAACGCTGGTTTTTTGGTTGAAGCAACGCCCGATGAAATATTTGTTAAACACTTTGACGATTTTATAAGTTTAGGCAATATCAAAACAGAATGCTTAGTAACTGCTGAATCTGTTTATAAATACATTCAAGATAGAAACGCGGTTAAAGAACAGTTAGGCAAAATACCAAAACAAAACCGACATGTTAAAGCGGTATTTGCCAATGATACATTTATTAACTTTATGTCGGTAGATTCAGCATGTTTATATTTTGGCATTTCGCGCGTTCGAATAATGAATAGTATAGAAAAGAAAAAATATATTAGAGTTCCCGATTTTGATGATTTAATAAAATTTATATAACACATGTTCAACGAATTAGCAAAAGAAATACACGAAGGTAACGCCGCGCGCGGTTTTTGGGAAGATGAACGCAAATTAACCGAAGTAGTAATGCTTACGGTTTGCGAATTAGCCGAAGCCATTGAAGCAGACCGCGCTGGTAAATGGGCGGCACAAATAAACTATGATAATTACATGAATAATCAGCACCCGGCGGTATTTCGTGAAAATATCAAAGACACAGTACAGGATGAAATAGCAGATGCAATTATAAGGCTGTTAGATTTTAGCCATAAGTTTAATATTGATTTAGATTTTCACATAAACGCTAAATTACAATACAATGCTTCAAGACCATACAAACACGGAAAAACCTATTGATAGTATCGTAGAATCTGTTATAGCGAAGTTTAAACATCGTTCTGATATAGGAATTGAAAAGTACGGTAAAACACTTGATAGGACCGATTTAAACTATAAAGACTGGTTGAATCACATACAAGAGGAGTTAATGGATGCCGTTTTATATTGTGAGCGGTTACGCAAAGAATCGAAAACAGAATTTGAACGCGGTTACAAAGCAGCTGCCGAAGTTTATAGTAAGTTATTAGAAGCAAAAGAAAACCTATGACACGCACCGAACAACAAAGGCTAAAAAAGATTCTTGAATACAAAAAAGGCTATTTAGATGCAATGCTTTGGATTCAAGACCAGCAGCCATACGATGACGAATTAGAATTAAGAATTGACATTTATAATCACAAAATTGAAGAACTTCAAAACAAACTGAAAGGACATGACGAATGAAGAAAAAAAAGCCGCGCTAATTGCTAAAGTAGGCGAACAACGCGTTAACGAACTGACTCAAAACATTTGGCTTTTATTAGGCGCACTTAGCACGGCAAAATATGCTATTGCTCAGTTCGAACCTAATAAGCTAAAATTCGAAATGAAAAAGCGCTTTTTAGATTTGCGCACCGCTATAAACCTATTTGTTAATAATTTTGAAAAGGCAGCAACACCAGATGAACGCGACCTATTAAATGAAAGTACCTACGACAATGTAGCGGTTATTGCTGAACTAATCGCGATGGCTATAACTTTACCAGAATCACAGTCTGAATGGTATTTAAACGAATGCAAAAAACTATTATTTTCAGCTTACAATAAATCACAAAATGAACTGCGTAGCGAAGGCGGTGAATAAGTTGTTTCCTAATTTAGATACAAGCGAATATCATAATAGAACTTTAGGTGTTGGTATGGGTGATATTCAGCGCATGATACCTAATAATTTATCTGTATGGGCTGTTTATTGCAATCATCACAAATGCGTAAATTTTGACCTTATAAGGCAGTTACCGAAAACAAGCGATTATATACCGTTATTTTTATTTAGTTCGGTTATGTCGGACCGTTTTAGGCTACATTGCGAATTTGCGCTATGGGACCGCAACACGATTTTAGTTAATGATATTGAACACGATGCAGACGAATACTTTAAGCGAAATAAAATACTACAAGTAGCAGCACTAATTAAGTTTGAAACACACGAAATACTGATAGTAAAAAAATGAAAAACCGCTGCCCAGAAAAAGCAGCGGCCACATGGAAAACAACGAAAACAAAACATCATTTAGGCTCGGTATCATTACCGGGCTTTTTTATTAAATCTTTAGGTGTTGGTATAAAGCCTTTGAAATAACCAATTATATTAACGCCTGTAGTCTGTGAAACATTTTCGAAAATAGATTTTAGTTCAATACCGCACACAAATAAAGCTACATAGTAAGATAGTGTAAAATCTAAATCTAACATCCAAGTAAAAACCTGACTGCTAATAATGGCTAAGCAATAATCGTTCATTTTTGAAATTGTTCGTCTAAATCCGCGCGATTGTATTTTTTCTTTTAATGCCCTTGCTTTGCGAACACCTGTTAAAAAGTCAACAAGTAACAGAAAACTAAGACAAATAATTAGCGGCTTTAGAATGCAAAGTTGTTGTTTAATTTCGGGCAAAACTTTAAAAAAGTAGTTTAGCGAATCATTTGCAAGGCGTAACGAATCGGCGGTAATTGTCAGGGAATCCATTAACTGAGTTTAATATAACGTGATAAAATAACCGCGGCTGGTGTACCTATGAAGATATACCACCACGGCAGGGGAACAAATATTATAAAGAATGTAAATGTAAATATTGAAACCCATGTACCGAAGCAGATAGGGCACGCGCCCGCCATTGACCACGGGTTATTTTTCATGGTGTTTTCAGTGTCGTTATAAGTCATTTCAACGTGCTGCAAATATTCTTTATAAATAGTATCAGCTTCATTTGCCGTTTTGTTTTGCAGTTCCTCGTTTAGTTCCTTATCGCGTTTTTGTTTCCATGCGTTGTATTTTGCCCACACGCGCTGTTTTTCTTTTGCTTCGAAGGCTAAGTATAGTTTAGAAATAAAAGCGCCGTAAAATGAAAATATACGCCCTGTGTAATATTCGCCTTGAATCGGTGAACCTATGCAATAATGTAAAAACACTATTGCACAGGCTGCGATGGGAATGAGAATTAGTAGTGATAGCATTACATTGGTGGGAATGGCGGTGATGGTTTTGGTACATAGTCGATAAGCGGCAAATCTTTTACCCATTGGAATTCAGGATTTACGCAAAAGTCCATTTCTTCAACGCTGATAATCCAGTTATCGAAGTCATCCTGTATCGGGTTAAAATAGCTGTCTTCGTCATAAAGTTGCCCTATCAAGCTATCCTTTTGTGTTTCTGTTAATAGTCCTACTTGTGTCATACTTGGCGGCTTAAAGTTGTTTGATATGCTTGTACGGCTGTGTAAAAGTTTGCGGCTTCTGTATCTGTAAGTCCGTCACCGATGGATGCAAAAGCATATTGTTTGTTTGAATAAAGTCCTCCATTAGGTAAGCCATTATTATTTGATTCTGCTAAAAATAAACTTACAGTAGGTCTGCCATTTGCAGCATTAGTAAATGAACCTAAAGTAGTATTATTTTTAAATATTTTAACGGCTGTTCCAATTCTATTAGCTATATAATTACCAACTGAATTAGCATCAGCAGGATTAACAGGTGTTAAATTATTAGAATAAAATTCAGTTGCATTTGTAAAAAAAACTCTTAATTGCAAAGCTCTTGTTCCATCATAACAGCCTAATTCAACATCATTTTGTGTTTGATTTAATCTTGAATAAACTGATATGTGATGATTATTATCTACTGCATATTGCGCACTTGGTACAAAAAAAGTATTAGCATAGCCATTAGTACCATTTGCTTGAACACCATTAGAACTATGAGTCCATCCACCCAAAAACACTAATCTAAACGCTGCATTTGTATCAGCAGGATTTTTTAGGTTAAACTTGTGAGTGCTTGCAGTTCCACCAACAAACGGATAAATAGCTTTCATCTTTGTCCAAATACCGTAGCCTTTAAGACTAACTACTAAAGTATTTATCGCAGTTTTTTGCGTATTATCTGTTATGCCTGCTGCCGTAATGAAAGCCTGCGCATCAGGGTCAAAACCGCCAGCATAAACGTAAGGATTTATTATCATCTTGTTCCGATTAGAGTTATTTTAAGACCTTTTGCAGTGCCGTCACCAATTTGGTCAATATCAATAGTTATTTCACTATCGTCAGTTAGTGCGGATGTTGTTATAGTTGCAGGCGTAGCAGCCGTTGTACTTGTTTTTTCTGTATTGTCAATGGTTAGTTTTGTACCTAAAACAGAACTACCGCCTTGGTTTATGTCAACCGTAAAAATAGAACCGCTTGTTTGTGCCGTTGTAAGCGATGCACGAACCGAAGTCAATGTCATTGCGTGAGGCATTCTAAAAGTCATTTTAGCCGTTCCCGTTGTCAATGCTGTTGTTTCATCCGATGCAGCAAGTTGAATCTCTACAGGCTGTTTTTCATTCTTCCAAAGCTGAGTAGCACTTTCATAAGTAAGCACATCTCTATTTGCAAGTGTCAAAGGATTTATACTAACATTGTGCAATTCATCCAACTCATATCCGTTGTCAATCTTAACGTAAATCTTACCGTTAACAGCATGCGCATATTCGACATAACCAAGTCTAACTTCATGAAATGGTGCGCTCGGTTTTACGTTTGTAACGCCACCAAAAACAGTAGGGCTTAAATATAGCGAATCGCCATCTGCCCAAGTTTCACCCTGAAGCGAACCCGTAGTATTGATATTTGTTAAATTACCGACAGAACAAATAAACCCTTCTGCATTGCCTGCTATGTTTTCGGCAACCATACCCAAAGTTCCCGCGCTGTTTGCATCATTATCGGCTTTAGCAAGTTTTACCGAAAGCCTTTGACCAGTTGCGCCTGCGACTATTACAACCTCATAGCCTGCCTTAGTCAAATTTACTAAGGGCGTTGTTTTATTTACTACACGCGCATGAATATGCTGCCCTAAATTCGATATAGTATTGCCACCTTTAAGACCTAAATTCATAGTTCCTAAAGTATCATTCCATGCCAATTGACCAGCGCCAACCGTTGAAGTTGTAGCCGTGTCAAAATCAAGCAAGTTTAAATCTGTAATATCTAAACTACCTGCAGAATCGCCCGCCGTTAAAACTTGTGTTAGTGTAGGTGTTACACCGCCGCCGCTAACTACAAAAAAAAAATCAGAACTTAATAAGGCTGCTAAGTCGGCGCAAGTACCTGAAAACGGAATAGCCGCTGCTGGTACTACTTCTGTATTTGCAACGGTTGCCGGGTCAATGTATTCAACGCTGCCGTTATCTTGAACAACTTTAACGCTGCCGTTTACGTTGCATTCAATTTCAACAATGTCGGGTGAAAGGCTGTTAATGAAATCGCCCGAAGTCGAATCATAAATAGCTACATTGCCATTTGCGAGTTTTACAATATTTATCATTGGTTTATTATTATTTTAGTGCTAAATTCAATACAATCATATTCGATGCCGTTAACTTCAAGTTTAACAATTTTGCCGTTAGGGTCAATTATTTGTCCTGAGTAGGTGTAACTTTCATTTAGGTTTGTAAGTGTAAATATTACCGTTTCACCAGTTAAAACATTTGCACTATAATAAATAGTTACCGAACCAAAAGTTAATTCTAAAATCCAAGTTTCATCATTACCTACAACAATGCCAGTATCATAAACAGCATTACAAGCATTAAGACAGCCCAAATTTAAGGTTTTTTCACAACAATTACAACAAGGCATATATTTAAAGTTTAATTTTTTCTAAAAAAGGGGGTATTGATTCCAACCCCCTACTAATGTGCCTAAGGTAGCGAAACTTGGCGGCATAGTGAATCTTAACAAATATTAAACGGCTTACATTTTTCAGTTAGGCTAAAATCATAACGTAATTCAAAATCTAAGCTAACTATTTGCATAAGGCTTAATAGTGTTTTCGGGTCTTTGCCTGTTTCAGCAGCGTAAACAGTCCAAGGTAATACTTCATTACTAACAGGGAACAAACGCGGGTTAACTATTGCATACTGCCATTGTACGCCTTTAAAGTTAGCACCATAAAGCGCAAATTTAACGCTATCTAATAGCATACGCGGGTCGGCGCATTGATGCCAAAAAACTAATTTAAGTGGAACACGCACATCAAGTTCGATACCACAACTTCCCCGCTTAGTATTCGCGGCTTTTCTTGTTTCCGAAACAATACCATTAGTACGGATATAATAGCCCGTTCGCGCGGTGTCTGAGATGCCAACATAGTTTCGTGTTCCGTTTTGCGTAACATTCAAAGTAACAACCTGCCCCGCAGTATCTTTAACCGCTATGCCATTACCGTGAACGTTTACATTTACGGCTGCCATTGCAGTATCAATCTGCTTGATTAGTTCGGTTATTATGTCTTGTGTTACGTTCATTATAGTAAATCTATTTCTTCTAAAATTGCTAATAGTTCATTTCGTGCGGCTATTTCGCCTAATTCGCGTTCTTCAATTGATACG